CATAAAACATGTAACCTATTGTTTTATCGTGTTTCTTTTCTCTTTACTTGTCTGCTAATAAAAGATAGAGTTCCTTATCAACTTAGAAAGGAATTAAAATGACACTTACAGAGAATCAAACTGCCGCAATGACCGCCCTGATTAAATCTTGCTTGGAGAACATGGGTGGAGCAGACTTAGCAGAATTACAATGTGATCCATTTGTTTGGGTTGACGCATCTGATCTTGTAGATGCTGGTTGGGGACAAAAAGAAGCCGAAGGAACATTTGGATCGCTGGTTGCCGAAGGTTTAATTTACATGGATGACGGCTTCGCTTTAACGCAAAACTGGGATGAGCTTCGCAAGTTCCACGCCTAATCAATCAGGGGAGCTTCGGCTCCCTTCCATTCCCTCTGAGAAAGGAACTATAATGACACACTCCATCGAATGGCTTACTTCGGATGTTGCTGCATATGAGCGTTACAAAAGGCTCGCAGGTGACGATGAGGTTGCTCTTTTCAATTGCATTGCTAGACATCAATATGTTATTCATGTTGAGCTCAATTCTAATTTCGAAGACCCAAAGAGGTTTGTAGAGATAGATGCTGATGGTCTGTCTCATGCGCTGGTTCTCCTCAAGCAATGGCTGATGGTTCACGGTGCGACGAGTGCAGGATTAAGGAAAGTTGATAGTGGAGCTTTTCTCGGCTCCCCCGACATTTACGACTGTTCAGATTTCATGGAGGAAGACCGATGAGTGGCGCGACAGCAGCAGACTTTAATAAGTGGGAAGGCATTGCTAAAAAATGCGACATCACTGAGCTGAACTTTATCATAAAGGATTGTCGTGAAGCTCAGTCGGCAATGCAAGGCTGGAACCCTGAGAAAGAAAACTATTACTCCGACCAGAGGATGACGTTCTCGGATGAGTTGCGCAGGAGGTTCAAGTGATCTCTAATTTCTTTAACATGGTGCTGGCAGTAGCTCTTGTCCTTGCGTCATCTGCAATGGTGTCTTTTATTCTTATCAATATTTTATTGGGCTGTGACAACTGGGATCAAGAGCAATGGACGCAATACAAGTCTTGTATGACAATCGGTTATATAATAGGACTTGACTGATTGCCCAGAAAAGCCTATCATCAAGATATTATCCCTGCCTCTCCCTGACTAAAAGCTCACTGTAAAAAGTGGGCTTTCTTTTTCTTCTAGATTATATTACAGTTGCTTCACAGTTGACCACTGCAAACAAAGGTTCTGAAGGAGATAATCTGGTGTCAGGAAAAGGAAAAAAGGTTCAAGTCCAAAGGCCTATTAACAATGGTCGCAAAGTTGAGCCTGAGAAGTGGGATGGCAGCTTTAAATCTGTAGAGCCTCTCAAGAACCAGAAGCCAGCCCAACACCGCCAAGCCAGACATAAGAAGTGGAACCATCCAGCCACAATCAATTGGATTATGGGGCAAGCTGACCCTGTTGGATTCCTCGCTTCGGTTATGCAAGGCAAGGAAATGTTCCCCGTTTACACTCAAGACCAAGATGGCACAGTCCAGAACATCGGAAAGGTTGGTGCCGATCCAGAGCTGAGAGTTATGGCTGCAAAGACATTGCTCGGCAAATGCGTCCCTGATCTAAAGGCTGTTGAGATAACAGCACAAATTGAAGAGCGAAAGGTGCTTGATATAAGCAGATTAACTGATAATGACCTCACCACAATTGAACGAGTTCTTGAACACGCTGTCATTGAAGGAAGTGAGAGCGGAGAAGATGAGGAGATCTTTGAGGGAGTTCACCAAGAGCTCTTGGCAAGCGATTGAACCAGGACGACCTTTTCAAGACAACTGGCACATAGACGCAATATCAGACCATCTTCAAGCAGTTGTTGAGGGTGATATAAAGCGATTGATAATCAATGTCCCTCCAAGGCATATGAAATCTATTTCGGTTGCTGTGGCCTTGCCTGCATGGGCGTGGACTATCCAGCCAACTAAACAATTCTTGTATGCGTCTTATGCAGGGTCTCTTTCTATTCGTGACTCGGTTAAGTGTCGGAGGCTGATTGACAGTCGTTGGTATCAGAATCACTTCGGAGAGACATTCAAGCTGACAGGTGACCAGAACCAGAAGCAAAGATTCGAGAATGACAAGACAGGCTATCGGATAGCAACTTCGGTTGGTGGTGCTTTGACAGGGGATGGTGGTGACATCGTTGTAATTGATGACCCACACAATTCAATTGAGGCCGACAGCTCTGCAGTGCGTGAAGGAGTTCTTGAGTGGTGGGATCAGTCTATGCAGACTCGTCTGAACAATCCCAAGACAGGTGCATTCATTATCATTATGCAGAGGCTGCATGAGCAAGACTTAACAGGACACATCCTATCTAATGAGCTTGGGGATGAGTGGGATCACCTAATGCTCCCAGCCAGATATGAGATTGGCCATCCTACTCCGATGCGTTCCAGCCTAAACTTCACAGACCCAAGAACAAAAGAGGGTGAGTTGCTTTGGCCAGAGCGGATTGACGAAGGTACACTGACAACTCTTGAAAGGTCTCTTGGCAGTTATGCTTCTGCTGGACAGCTACAACAGCGACCAATGCCCAAAGGTGGTGGTATCTTAAAAGCTGTGTTGTGGGTGCCATGGGACTAGCATGAGTTGCCAGACATTGAATATGTCTTGCAGAGTTGGGACACAGCCTTCAGCACCAAAGAGAAATCATCTTATTCGGCTCGGACAACTTGGGGTGTCTTTAAGATGAATGGCCAGATAAATGCTATGGTATTAGAGATGTGGTTTGATCGTGTTAGCTATCCTGAGCTGAGAAAGCTCGCACAAGAGGCCTATAATGATTGGGAGCCAGATGCGGTTCTCATCGAGAAGAAGGCTTCTGGCCAGTCTTTGTTGCAAGATTTACGCATGGCAGGTGTCCCAGTTCTTGAGTATATGCCTGACCGAGACAAGCAAGCTCGTGCTCATGCAAGCTCTGCTCTTTTGGAAGACGGAAGAATTTTCTTTCCATCTGACAAGAAGTGGGCTAAAGATTTAATTGATATCTGTGCAGCCTTCCCTGCAACCGACAATGATGACATTGTTGACACATGTACACAGGCATGGTTAAGGCTTCGCAAAGGCTGGTTCGTTACACACTCGAATGATTTTGACGAAGATGATTATGAGGAAAGAAGAAGGATAACATTGTATGGCTAGAGAACCAGTTGTGATTCAACAACCATTGGCTCCCTTTGCGGAGACTGCTCCTGCGGACGATCTGCAAGTTGAAGAGATCGGTGATGATGTTCTCATAGGAGACCCAGAGCTAGACAATATTGAAGAGGAAGACACGAACTTCGGTGCCAACTTGGCAGAGGAAATGTCTGATAAAGAGCTTACCAAAGCAGCCTCCTCTCTAGTTACATATTACAATAATGACCGTGAAGCTCGATCCGAGTGGGAAGAGCGTTACAAAAAAGGCCTGAAGACTCTTGACCCAGATGGTGGCATGGAAGAGTCAGAAGACGAGCGTGCGACTCGTGGCCTGAGCGTTGTCGTTCATCCAATGATCGCAGAGGCTGCAACCCAGTTCAACGCTAAAGCTATTGCAGAGCTATATCCTAGTGGTGGCCCCATTAAGACAGGTATTGTCGGTGATCCGAATGAGGAGCTTGAAGAGCAAGCACGCAGAGTTCGGGAATACATGAACTACCAGATCACGCAGGAGATGCCAGAGTATTTCCCTGACCTTGATCAAATGTTATTCCATCTCCCGTTAGTTGGCCAGACATTCAAGAAGGTGTGGTGGGACACTAACATGGATCGTCAGTGCAGCCAGTTCGTTAAGGCTGAAGACTTCGTTGTCGCACCAGAGAGCAAAGACTTATACACATCGCCACGTTACACCCACATCATCCGTATCCCAAAAAACGATTACAACCGATATGTGCAGTCTGGCTATTATCTTCAGACCGACGATAAAGGTGGCGACATTGATCCTTCGGGAGATACCATTGGCGAGATCGAGGGTGTTGATCAATATGGCGATGACTCGCAGGATCAGGTAATGACTCTGCTGGAGATGCATGTCTATGACAACTTCGAAGAAGACACAGACGACGATGATGATAATGCAGTCGGCATACCTTATGTTGTAACGGTTGATTATGATAATGAGAAAGTTGTAAGCATCCGCCGCAACTGGCGAGAAGATGACGAGCGCAAGATCCGCAGGGATTGGTTCGTGTCTTATAAATTTCTTCCTGGATTGGGCTTTTATGGCTTTGGATTATATCATCTTATTGGTGGATTGGGTAAAGCGGCAACTGGATCCTTACGAGCTTTGCTT